ACTCATCAAACAAGATCTTGGTCTCTTGCAGTACCTAGTGCTCCAGGTGTTTGCCTACCAAGGCATGCATGTTGTGACGCAAGTGTTGGCTATTCATCAGATCACGAAGGTACCTATGGGATTTTTGTTGTCTGAACTAGACTGTCGTATCACAAGAAGTGCTGTGACAGAGGTTTATAACATCCTTAAGTCATACCACAGGAACAGCTTGCACCCCAACAGAAAGACATACTTCAGATACGCCAGAGTATGGGATGATGCATATTTCTCCAGAGTACAATCAAAGAATTGCCCCCAGTTACTGTATCTAACAGCCAGGACGGTTAAAGAGCTAAGTCCTAATTCGTTGTCTGATCCCACTCAGATATTTGCAGTGAAAAACATGAGTGACACTTTAAAAGCCACATTAGATGAAGTGTCGGAGAAGTTGATTGCTTTGATATATGCTTCAGCCGGGGATGATGATGAAGCAGGATCCATATGGGCAGAGTTGGGTCAAAAGAGAATTCCCGCTGTTTAATGTTAATACTATATCTATACTGTGTTTTAATCATTATATATTTCTTAGTTAATCAAGTCATCATGTGTGTGTTTAATAAAACTAGATGAAATCAGAATACTTAGGATGCTAAATCCGAGACTTCTCACCTCCAATAGCATCTTACACGCGCTGTATACCCTAAGTGAGAAATACTCTATAAAATGGCTTCAATGGACAATTTGGATTTTTCTGATCTGCCAGACCCTGTGGTCGACTTATCAGTTTCTGGCATTCTTGGTGACGATGATATGGACAATGAAAAGTATTACACTGACAACATTTCGGGTGATAGTGAAGGCAATAAGTATGCTGAGGGTGGCGATACTCCTGATGATGAAGAGACGTACAATGATAATGATGTGTCTTATGATAATCAGCCTGTGGACTCTGTTCTTGCTGATCTTTATAGGATATGTGACAGGGAAGGAGTAGCTTGTACCGCCCCAATGGAGGCTTTAATCAAATCTAGACACGCAGAGGAGACAATTTATCTATCCAGCCTTGAGTGGTTCGTACGAGGTATAGTTCTTGCCAATCAGACCCAGATACTCCCAACAATTATTACCACAATATCAGAGCTCAAGATAGAGAACAGGACCCTCCAACAGGCGTCCAATAAAATCAACCGGGAGTCAGAGCAGATCAAAAAGTTGTCATCTGATTTGGTTAAAGAACTCACTGCGATTAAGGAAGACATGAAGGATTCATTCCGGACATCTATGCGAGCATTTATAGAGGAATCCAACAAGACGACCAGGGTTGCAACTGGAATTGCAGACAAGACCCCGCCGCCCGTTACTATGGGGGACAGGGCCTCAAGTAGTAAATCCATGCCCTCCCCTGATCATACACCACCCCCTACGTCAGAGGTACCAACACAAGAGCCCACAGCCCCAGCATTGTCAAAAGAGGTCGCATACTTAAAAGAGAAAAAGGCTGTCCTCAAGAAAGCAGGATTCACCAACAAGTGGTTTGAAGACATTGGTGACGATATACTGGACATCGTATATGATGACGAGCTGCATTCTACAGTTCGCACACTGAAAATGACTCCTACGGTGAAGAAAATGATAGTAGACGCTGTGAATGATCAGTTAGAAGATCTACTGAAGGAGTGAGTCGATAAGTGCCAAAAGCTTCAGTGATATAAGACCCATCGCTACCCACCCTCCCACACAATGCATTCCGATTATCAATTATCCGAATACCGGATACAACCACCGTTGTCAAAGATTCCCCGGACTATGTGAGTCACCCCACTATTTATGTGTTGGTTTAATAAAACTATAGAAAGGAATTAATATAAGGTGTAAAACAGCAGGCGTTAATCCATAACCAGAAAAGCCAGGGAGATTAAAGAAAATTCAGACTTAAGCGCAGTGATCAAAATGGCAGGCCTTTACTCGTATGTCTTGAAATCAGAAGTAGTCACCGGTGGTGATATGAATGTGATATCTTTAACTAAGAAGCTTAACCTTTTCCAGAAAATTAGCCTGATAAATGCCAAGAATGTGAGGATCAAGAATTTAAGGATCAGTTATCTTCCAAGAACAGGGACACT